AATCGCGTTGTGAAGTGCATTCTTCATCGCGTTGCGGACATTCCCGGTGGCGTAACCGTATCGGTTGCGAACTTGGGTGGTTCGGCATTGTTTGAGGGAACGCCCCTTGCCAAGGGTTCAAACGGTCTTTATGTGGTTTGTAAGACCGCACAGGTAATCACCGAAGCGACTGCAACCGCAACAACTTATGAGGTGGCAAAAGGACACCACTTCAAGGTTGGCGACCGTTTCGCAACCGCAGCTTGTAACGGTCAGACCATTACAGCCATCGACAAGACCGATGCCGCAAAGGACGTTATCACCGTCGGAACAACACTTGGTGCAGTGGTTGCCGCCGGAACTTGTGCATTTGAATCAAGTGGTGCTAACAAGACATTGAAGAACACCCCGGTTGCAATCGCGGGTTCAAATTACGATGTCGAGAGTGGCGACAACTTGTTTGTTGATGCTTGGGTTATCGGTGTGGTGAATGCTGCAACAGCTCCCGCCGTGAGTGATGCCCACAAACAGGCATTAAAGACAATCGCTTATGTGTAACCCCAAAAAAGAGTAAACCAATATGCAGAAAACATTGATGGTTGGGTTGAATGAAAAGGATATGGAAGCCGTAATTCGCACTTACGACCTCAAAGATTACTATTATCCAACCCTTTTCCCACTCAAAGAAACAAATTTCTTGACGTGGAAAATGCTTGAAGCGCAATCGGGCTTGAAGATTGCCGCCGACCTTGTGTCAAGGGGTACGACAATTCCTAAAAAGACCCGTGAAGCGATTTCACGCATTCAGGGCGATATACCAAAAATCACCATCGCCCGTGAGAAAAACGAAGATGAATTGACCGAATACGACATAATGGTGGCAATGTCGAGCAACAACCCCGACTTGAAAGCCCTTGTGGAGTTTTGGGCGGAAGATACCAAGTTTTGTTGGGACGGTGTGGCAGCACGTGCGGAGTGGATTGCCTTACGTCAAATTTCGCTTGGAAAGGTCAAGTTCACCAATTCCAACAACGCGGCGGTCGTTACCGAATACGATGTTGATTACCTGATTCCATCGGAGCAGAAAATCGGCGTTGCCACTTCATACGCAAGTGGTACAGGCGCAAAGCCTTTATCGGTTGATATTCCGAAAGCCCTGAAATTGGGTAAGAAACTTTATGGCGCATCGTACAAGTTCGCATTTATGAACGTGGACACTTTCGAGAAGTTCGCTTCACAGGAGGAAGTTTGGAAGAAGTGTTCTTCATACGTGCAGAACGTGGCGGGTGTTCAGGACGCACCCGACCTTGCGACCGTGAACGCATATCTTGCCAAGAAGAAAGAGTTGTATCGTGGCTTGCAGATTATTGTAATCGACCAAGAGATTACAATCGAACTTGCCGATGGTTCACGTACCACCTCAAATCCTTTTGAGGACGATGTAATTCTTTTCAGCGAAAGCAAGGTTCTTGGAAACACCTATTGGAAGAAGCCTATTGATGCAAAGAAGATGCCCGGAAGTGTTGCCGAAAAGGTTATGCACGGACATACTTTGGTCAAGAAGTATTCCAACGAATCGCCCGTTCAGGAAGTTACCGAGGGAATTGCAAACCTTTTCCCGGCTTGGAATCTTGCGGGTCGAAGTGTGTTGATGCAGACCAACGCGACTTCTTGGAACAAGAACTAACATTTGACCGACGGGGCGTTGTGATTTCGGTTATACGCCCCAACGGTCTTTTTGCAAGACAATGAGTTATGACAAACAAAGAGTATTTAACCAAATCATTAAACGGGCTTAACGTAAGCGAAGATGATATTGATATTATCTTGGTGAAAGGTGGGCTTGTCGCCGATGATACGGTGGACACAAGGGCTTGTGATGTATCGGTGTACAATCGAATGTCGGTTGTCCTGAAAGGTATGTTGCAAAACGTGTCCGAGGGCGGATATTCCATTTCGTGGAATATGGAAGCCGTCAAAATGTATTATTCCGCACTTTGCAATGAATTGGGCAAAGAAAATGTGTTGGTCGCACGTCCGAAAGTTCGCAACCGTTCAAACATTTGGTGATTATGGCATTCGTGAAACAATATCCACATTACCTTTTCATCGAGGAATCCACCGAATCCGTGCAAGACGCGGACGGCAATTGGACGGAATGCGACAAGTCGCGCAAGTTCATTTCAATGTGCCGTGAGGAATCGGACGGCAAGGGTACGGAATACCAAGTTGCCGGGGGTGAATACCACAAAGCAACATCGGTCATTCAGTTGCCAAAGACTTGCCCAAAGGTTTCCAAAGGCACGAAAGTGTTTGTTGCAAACGACCCTGATTGTACGGACATACGCATTGACGGAATATGCTTGAACTTTGACCCCGCACAACTACATTCAAGATTATGGGTATAAAAGCGAACTTCACCAAAGACGATGTAAGAAAACGATTCGATGCGTTTCTTGATATGGTCGAGCAAAAGCAAATCGCAAGGTTGCAAAGGCTTGGTGAAATGTGTTTGATAGAAGCACGAAACAACAAAGGTTATATGATGCAGACGGGGGCATTGCTTTCGTCCACAGGATATGAAGTTTTTGTTGATGGTGTCGCAATCCATTCACAATTTGATGCGGCAAGTGGTGCGGAAAGTGAAGCGGCGGCAAAAGGTATCAAATCCGGGCAAACAATCGCCGAAAAGGTCGGCAAGGAAACCAAAGGTGTTGCCCTTGTCGTGGTTGCCGGAATGAATTACGCCGCTTATGTCGAAGCAAGAGGGAAAAACGTATTGTCGAGTGCTGAACATCTTGCAGAACGGGAATTGCCCCGAATGTTGGAAAAACCGATTACAAACATCAAACGTGCAGCGGAATAATGAAAACTACATTTGACACCGACGCAATCTTGTTTTCCTTGCTGAATGGCAAGATGTCGAACAAGGGTGGTTGTTATGCGGGCGATGATAGCAGACCCGAAAATTCGACCGCCGAAGATGTTGTTGTGAACACCATTGATTTGTCGCAAGACACCTTGCCCCAAATCGGCACGTCCAACATCAACATTTACGTTTCGGACACAAGCAAGAAAATAGGCGGAAAGATGCAAGTTTCGGCAAATCGCCCACGATTGAAAGCCTTGGCGAATGAAGCCTTGGAACTTGTGAGAAATGCGAACATTGATGGCTTGATGATAATTCCCGGCAAAATGACGGTGATGTATGAGCCGAACACGAAGCAACATTTCGCCAACATTCGCATTGATTGGAACATTCAAGTTGAATAATTTTTTAATTCCATACAGTTATGGCAGAAACAAGAACATCTTTAATCACCCTTGGACTTTGCGAAATCAAGGTTGGTACAGCCGCGCCCGGTGGCACAATGCCCTCCGAGATGTCCAAGATTGGCAAGACCTACAAGGACACTTGCAAGATTGCACAAGATGCCGCCGATGTAACCGAGCATTACGAAGAGGGTATGGCAGCACCCGAAGTTCGTAAAAAGGCAAGGAAAATCCCCCGTCTTACATTCTCCATTATGGACGCAAATGTGGACGACCTTGTGGCATACGTTGGTGGTGAGAACATCGACGGTGCTTGGGGTTACAATGGCGACGAAGTGGTTGCAAACAAGGCAATCCGTGTGATTACCGAAAAGGGTTTGGACTTCGATATTCCAAACGCCGACATTGAAGCGGTAATCAACGCCGATATGTCCGCAAAGGGAATTTTCCTTGTGGATTTCACCGTTACCCCAATGGCGGTGTCAGCCGGAAAAGCCCTGAAAGGAACGCCCAAACAGGCGAACTAATATCGGGGTGCAATCTTAACGTAAACCCGAAGCCCCCGGAGTGTCAAACCCTTGGGGGCTTCATTTTTTAATAATATATGGCAGACGATAAAAAGAAACTTGAACAAGAACGTGCGGAACTTAACACCCTGATTGGAAAGGGTGTGTCATTTGAGGTGAAAGACACCGAATTTGACGTGGAAAAGCGGTTCTTGGGCATTGTTAAGAGATACAAGCCCCGTGAGGTAACAAGGACGTTCAAAATAGAAGAACCGACCCTTGCGACCCTTGACCGAATTTCGGCGGAAACAATCGAATTTACCATTGACGAAGCGGCAATGAAATCGACGGATTCGATGCAACGTGCAAGAAGTCTTGCCCGTGAACATTCCATTCGTTGTGCAAGGGTTGTCGCCATTGCGGTTCTTGGTGAAGATAGGTTGATTCCCGTTCACGGCAAAGGTGGCACAAGGTGGGTTGAAGATACGAAGCGACTTGACGAATTAACGTCATTGTTCGCCCGGAAAATCAAACCATCGGTGCTTTATAAACTTTACGTCCTTGTGAACGCAATGTGCAATCTTGGGGATTTTATGAACTCTATTCGATTGATGCAGCAAGAAAGAACCACAATGCCGATTCGGATAGAGGAAAACAACGAGGGTTAAACAGTCCAAACGGTCGCCGGGGGGCTATATGTCAGCATTTCGGGTGGACTTATGATTACTTGTTACACGGCATTGCGTGGTCGGTTGTTCAACGTATGATGATTGATGCCCCAAGTTACGATTTAAGCGACAACAACGGGGTTGAAGAAATCGAATTGACCGAGAACAACAGTGAACAAATTTTGAATTTTGTAAATAGTTTGATGTAATATGGCAGAAATTGACGGTGGTTCTTTGTCGTTCAAATCCATAATGGACAATGACCAACTAAATTCGGCAATTGACGAAACCTTGCGCCGTGTGCAAGGCTTTTCCGATGCGGTCGTTGGAAGTGGCGATGTGATGGACAAGACCACACAAGAAATGATTGTGCAAGTTCGTTCAGCACTTGGGCAAATCGGCGATGCTTGCGTTGAACACGAACAAGCCCTTGACCGCTTGGGTCAGGAATACGACCGTTTGGGCAACGAAATGAACCGTGCCTTTATGAGTGGGCGCGACGATGAATTTCGTGCCTTACAGGAGCAAAGAAACGCCATTCAGGGCGAAATGACGGTTCGCAAGCAACTATTGAAAGAGTTGCGCGAACAATCCAACGCCCTTGAAGATGAAGCAACCAAGTTGGAAGAATCGGCAAGGCAAGCGGAAAACACCGCAACAAAACACACGATGTTGCGAACCCGAATCCGCGACTTGAAAGAAGAAATGGCGGCAATGATTGCCGATGGCATAGACGAACAAAGTGCGGCTTACAAGGAATTGGAAAACGAACTTGGTCGTTTGATGGACATTCAAGGCGATATTCAGGCACAAGGAAGTGTTCTTGCCAATGATGAAGCACAATTCCAAGGTATGATTGAGGGATTGGGCGGTGTTGTTGGTGGATTCACCGCCGCCCAAGGTGCGGTTGCGTTGTTTGCCGGGGAAAATGAGAACTTGCAAAAGATAATGTTGAAAGTGCAATCCCTGATGTCAATTACAATGGGATTGCAGCAAGCCGCCCAAGCCTTGAACAAGGATTCGGCATTTCAGCTTGTAACAATCAACGGTCTAAAAGAGTGGTGGAACAACCTTTTGGCGGTTGGACGTGGCGAACAAATTGCATCAACCGCCGCAACGGTTGCAGACACAACGGCAACAGCCGCAAGCACGGCGGCAGAAGTGGCACACACAGCCGCCACACAAGCGAACACAGCCGCCCAAGGAGCAAACACGGTTGCACAGGGTGCGAACACCGTTGCAACAGGCGCACAAACGGCGGCGGCAACGGCGGGAACGGTTGCAAATATAGGTCTTGCCGGAGCATTCCGAATGGTGGGTGCGGCGATTAAGTCAATCCCGGTATTCGGTTGGATTCTTGCGGGCATTTCGGCTTTGATTGGTCTTGTTTCTCACTTTGTGGGCAAATCGCGTGAAGCCAAGAAAGCGCAAGAAGAATGGTACAATTCCGTTGCTGAAAATTGTTACAAGCCTATTGCAAGCATTGAAGATTTGTCGGTGAAGTGGAACGCCCTTGGCGATGACTTGGAAGCCAAGAAAAAGTTTGTCGAGCAAAACGCACAAGCATTTGACGAATTGGGTGTTTCCATCAATGGTGTAACCGATGCCGAAAACTTACTTGTGAACAACAAGCAAGCATTCATCAATGCCCAAATTGAAAAGGCAAAAGCAATGGTTCTTGTTCAGCAAGCCCAAGAAAAGGTGAAAACCTTGATGCAGAAAGAACAAGAATATAATGCAATGCCCGACAATGTAACAAAGACAAGGGCAATTCGACACGGCGCGGGAGCGGGTGGATATTACACTTATGAAGATTATGTTGTTCCAAACGAAGCCAAGGCGGAAGCAAAAAGAAGCATTGACGCATTGCGTGCCGAAATCACGTCAGGTTTTGAGAATGCGGCAACGGCTGAAACCAACGGATTCAACCTATTAAAACAAGCCGGGATTGATGCGACCAAGACTTATGCAGATGGCACACTTGGGGCAATCGAACAAGCCATTCAGGTGAAGCAAGCGGCATTAAAGAACCTTACCAACAACACCGATTATGAAGCCGCATTGAAAGAGATTGCCGACTTGCAGAAACAAGCCGATGCAATCACGGGCAAGAAGTCCGGCGGTGGCGGTGGTACGCAAAAAGACCCGTTCTTGGAGAAGCTGAACAAGCGCAAATCCGAATACCAACGATTCACAAAGTGGTTAAATTCGGGTGATGCGATATTGGTTCAGTCGGCGAACAAGGAATTTGAGGGTCTTTTGAAAGAGGGTTCGACATACATTGATTATTTGAAGAATCAACGCGACCAAATCTTGTCCATTGATGTTGCCAACCGCACCAAGGCACAAAACAAACAGTTGCGACAACTCAATGATGCCATTGCCGAAGAAACCAAACAAACGGTTTTGGACGCATTCAACACCGAGTTGAACGAGCAATTGACCAATGCCAAAACAACCCTTGAAATGCTCAAAATCATTGAGCAGAAACGCGCGGAATTGTCCGGCGATGGAACGGAAGTGGACAACGCCAAAGGCGAAGCATTGGACGATGCCGAAAAGAACGCCAAAGAACAACTTGCCGAAGAAACCGAAGCATTGTTGGCGGAATATGCTTCTTATGCAGAGCAAAAACGCCGCATTGATGAAGCCTACAACCGCGATTATGAAATTTTGATGGCGAAACGTAAGGCGACAACCGATGAAGCACAGCTTGCCGAAATTGATGCAGCCATTGCCAACCGCAAGAAGCAACGTGATGATGATGTGAACGGCATTGGTGGTGTCGATTACGATGCTTTGTTGGCGGAATATGGCACATTTGAGCAACGCAAGCAATCAATCATTGACGAATACGAAGAAAAGCGACGGGCGGCACAAGCGGTCGGCAACACCGAAATGGTGGAAGCCCTGAACAAAGCCCAAGCCGAAGCACTTTCAAAATTCGCCCTTGATGAACTGCAAGCACACCCGGATTGGGAATTGATGTTTGGCGACCTTGACGAAATAAGCACCCGGAAACTTCAAGAACTGATTGATAAAATCAACAATCTTGATGGTGCGTATCTTGGAATCGAGTTTGACCCGAAAGACCTTGAAGCCTTGAAAGACAAAATCGAGGAAATGAAAGAGGAAATCCAAGAACGCAACCCGTTCAAATCGCTTATTTCCTCAATCAAGGATTATGGCAAGGCGGCAGACGATGAGGGCAAGAAAAAGGCATTGACCAATATGTTTGAAAGTGCAAGTGGCGCAATCGACCTTATCGGTGGCACACTTGACGCGGTAACAAACGGATTGGAAAAGATGGGTGTAACAATGGACGAAGAAACCCAAGCGATAATGGGCGACATTGGCGGAATCCTTGATGGAGCAAGCCAACTTGCAAGCGGTATTGCAACGGGAAACCCATTGTCCATCATTCAAGGTTCTATCGGTTTGCTTACGTCCGCATTCGACCTTTTCAATTCAAAAGACCGAAAGGCGGAAAAGCAAATCAAGAAGCACCAAGAAGCCATTTCACAACTTGAAAAGGCATACACGCAACTTTCGTGGGCTATTGACAAGGCGTTGGGCGGTGATGTGTACAAGAACCAACAAGCCGCAATCCGCAATATGAAAGAGCAACAGGAACATTTGCGTGCATCGTGGGAAGCTGAAATTTCCAAGAAGAAAACCGATTGGGGCAGGGTGTACGATTTCAAAGAACAATATGCGGAATTGGAACGCCAAATTGCCGATATGTACGATGAAATTTCCAACGACCTTTTGCAGACCACCGCAAGCGATTTTGCAACCCAATTGGCTGATGGCTTGACAACGGCATTCAAAGCGGGTGAAGATTCGGCAAAGGCTTTTGAAGATACGGTGAACACGGTGTTGCAAAACATCGTTGTAAACCAATTGAAAAAGAAGTTCTTGGAACAACAGCTTCAAGGCGCACTTGACCAATTGGAAGGGTCAATGGGTTATTGGAATGGCGATGAATTTATTTTCGACGGATTGACCGATGCGGAAATTGCGGCTTTCAAAGCAAAGGTTCAGGCAGCCGCCAACAACTATGAACAAGCCCTTGGCATTTATTCGGATTTGTTCAAGGATTTGAACATTGAAGAATCGGACGATTCATTGACCGGGGCGGTCAAGGGTGTTTCGGAAGAAACCGCAAGTCTTGTCGCCGGACAAATGAATGCAATTCGTATCAACCAACTTGAAACGACAAGCATTTTGCGCCAACAGTTGCAGACCCTGAACACCATTGCGGCAAATACGGCATACAACCGATATTTGGCAAGGATTGAAAGAATTATCACCATTCTTGAAAACAATTCGGGTGATTCTTTGAGGTCGCAAGGTTTGTCGTAACCAAATGTGTTTTACTATAAAACAAGGCTTTATGAAATTATCGAAAGAACTTGCAAGACAGGCGAAAGCCAAGGGGATTTGCGCCCCTTGGCACGCCCAATTGCTAACATTACAGGACAAAGAAGCAATGGTTGATATGTACTTGAAAGGTATTGACTTTTGCTTGGCGAATGATTACCCCAAAAATGACTTCATAAGAACGCATTTCAAAGGGGTTATGGAAGCGAAAGGGGTTTTCCTTGACGACAACATAAAAGTCGAAAATAAGCCCAAATGCGTGTGTTTGGGGGCGACCCAAGGACGTATTGATGTAAACGGGTTTGAAGTGTGCGAGGTTTTCGCCAAACACAATGCCGAATTGAACGTGGTTGCCAAGGACAATGCCTTTGTGATGATAGACATTTTCGATGATGCCGTTGTGAGTATTCACGCAAGCGACCGGGCGAAAGTTTGTGTGAACCATTACGGCGGTTCGATAACAAAAAATGCAATGGGTGATGCCATTGTGAAAATCCGGGAAAAGAACAAAAAGACTTATTGAATATGAATGCAAACAGTATAATTTTTCAAATGCCTTTTGATGAAAGCGACGGTTCGGCGGTTGCTTTCGATTACAGCCAAAACCGTGCAGATGGTGCGGTTGTAGGTGCAAAGTTCGTTGCCGGAAAGAATGGAAATGCAATTTCCTTTGGTGGTTCGGACACTTGCGAGGTTTCAAAGACGGTGTTTCCCAATATGAACATTGAATTTTCAATGATGATGTGGGTTCAGGGTCGGGAAATCGAATGCGGTTCGCCAAAGAAGATGATTTGGGTTCTTAACTTTTCGGGGCTGAACAATTATGTCGAAGTTCCAATTGAAGCAACGCCCGGTTCGTGGTATTCTTTGGCTATGACAAGACGTGGAACGGCATACAACTTTTACGTCAATTCGTCATTGGTGAAAACCTTGTATTTGTCGGGAACATTGCTTGGCATTTCGCTTTGTCAAGACTATTACGGCGGTGAATATGGTTTCGGTTTGCTTGACGATGTGAAGATTTACAATTTCGCCTTGTCGCAATCCGAACTTATCAACGAATTGTCGTCAAGTAAGCAACAAGCATATTTGTTGGACGGCGTGGACTTCAAGCAATATGGCGTGTTTGTGTCAGGTTCGGACGGAATTATGAACCGCCCCAAAATGAAAGCACCCGCAACATTGAGTTGGGACAATTATCACGGCGAAAGTGTGGATTTATCACATAAGTTTTACGAATCAAGGGAAATCACATTGTCTTGCTTCATCAAGGCGGATTCCAAGATGGTTTTCATCAAGAAGATAACCACCTTTGAACAACAGTTTGACAAGACGGGAACAAACCGACTTGTGATTGACGTTCACCCGGTAAAACCTTTGATTTACGAAGTCTATTGCAAAGATGCAATCGAGATTTCAAAGGAATGGAGCGATGAACTGATGGTTGGCACGTTCAAGTTGAAGTTGGTTGAACCTGAACCCGTGAAACGTGTGTTGAAGCACATTCGCGTGGGTGAAGCAACCAAGACTTGTTCAATCACCTTGACAAGTTCCAAATATGTGAACATTTATTGGGGTGATGGCAAAGTTGATTACGATGTAAGCGGTGAAAACCTCACAATCACCCACGATTACGATGTGAACGGTGATTATTTCCCGGTGATAACGGGGTGCATTGACGAAATTTCTTCATTCACGACAAATGCGATTGTGGTATGGGAACGAATCTAACAAACATCATTATTACACAGCCAAACGGAAACCGTGTGCCAATGCAGAATCGGCGCACGGCAACCGGGGTTGTGTCTGCAAAGCAGAATTGGGGCTTGAATGCAGAAGATACGGTGGACATTACCGTTGAATCACCATTCCCCCAAACGTACAACATCGGCGACCGAATCACCATCTTTGGGCGCGATTACAAATTGAACCGCTTGCCATCGGTCAAGAAAACGGGAATGCACGAATTTCAATACACCCTACAATTTGAGGGCGTACAATACGACCTTTTCCGCGTAACATACGACTTGACCATTGACACGACCACGAATGAGTTGCAAGACATTCAGGGCGACAGCTTGACGGGTAATTTATGCCGATTTATGACGGTTCTTGTTGCCAATGCCAATCGAGTGTTCCCCGGAAAGTGGAAATTGGGTGTATGTCCTGATACCATCGGCGACAAGACCTTGGCGTTTGGCGAATCGGACAATTGCTTGTCAGTGCTTCAAAACCTTTGTGGTCAATCCAACTTCAACGTGGAATTTGATATTGTGCAAGCTGATGGCATTTACACCATCAATCTTTATGAACGTGTCGGTCAAACTTTGCCGTACAAATTTGAGTATGGCAAGGGTCGTGGATTGTATGATTTGCACCGCGAAAACGTATCGTCCGCAAACATTGTTACACGTTTGAAAGTGTATGGTTCAACCGAAAACATTACGTCAAAATACCGTGCCGACCGCCTTTGTTTACCGGGACGAACAAAGGGGCAATCTTACATTGAGAAAGCCGAAATGGTGGCGAAATACGGCATTTTTGAGGGTCGCAAGAACTTTGACAACGTGAAGCCGACATTCACGGGTTTAATCGAAAGCAAGGTTGATGAATTTTCGTTCATCGACACGAAATTTCCTTTCGACCTGAACGCAAAAAATCCACAGGGTGAAACATTGTATCTTATCAATGGCGTATCGGCAAAAATCCACTTCAATACGGGCAACCTTGCCGGATATGATTTTGAAGTTAAGAGTTACGACCACGCAACGCACAAGTTCACGTTGATAAAGACAACGGACGACCGGGGCGATGTATTCCCGTCCGAAACCTCAAAGGCTTTTCAGTTCGACAAGGGCAACGAATATAAAGTGCTTGACATTGCATATTCACCCGAAATCGAAGCACAAGCGGAAGCGGAATTGGCAGAAGTGGGAAATAAGTATTACGACCAAAATTGCCAACCAAAAGTGCAATACGGTTTGAGTGTAACCAAGGCATATTTGGAAAAGATTGTTGGAACGTCTGATTCCATTACCAATGTATTTGCACCCGGCGATTATTTGCACGTGGTGGACAAGGATATTGACGTGGACAAGGCAATTCGTATCAAATCATTTGTGCGAAATATCCTTGACCCTTACGAATATACATTGACCATTTCGGACACGGTAACAAGTGCCACAATCACCAACCGCGTGATTTCGGACTTGGTGGAACTTGACAAGATTGTTACCATTAACAACCTGAAAGACCCAACCCGTGCGCGTGCGAATTGGCGTTCAAGTCGTGAAGTGTTGAATATGGTATTCGACCCCGAAGGTGATTATTACACCGACAAGATAAAGCCAAATTCAATCGACACAATGGCGTTGTCGGTTGGTGCAAAGTCAATGCAATTCGGGTTGCTCAACACCGTGTTTCAACCGAACTTCAATGGCAATCCATACTTGGTCAATTGGAAAGGCGGCGTTCTTACCCATTACACCATCAAAGAAGAATCGGCGGTGTCTTGGGTGATGGCTGATGGTTCGACAACCTTAACAGGCAACACGCCATATTACCTATATGCCAAGTGTGAGAAAAACGGAACGGCGGGTTCGTTCATCTTCACAACTTCACAAATCAAGGTTGATGAAGATGCGAATTATTATCATTTCTTGGTCGGCACATTGTCAAGCATCGACCCGGAATTGAAAGTTCGTTCCCTTGCATTGACGTATGGTTTTACGATGGTGAACGGTCGTTTCATCAAGACGGGTCGCATTGAATCGGCGGACGGAACAACATATTTCGACCTTGATAATTCCGAAATTGGCGGTCGAATCGTGTTCAATTCCAATGGAAGCGAAAAGACCCTTGAAGAATTGGGCGCGGAAACCTTGGAAAACAAGGATTTCATCAACAACACCTTGCCGGGCTTATTGTCGGAAATCCAAGCGCAATTGGACGGTCAAATTGAACAATTTTTCCAAACATACGACCCGACAATGAGCAATGCCCCGGCAAACGAGTGGACAACATCGGAGTTGAAAGAAAATCACCTTGGCGACTTGTTTTATAACACCGATACGGGTGCGGTGTTCCGCTTTGTGAAAGAAAATGGCACATACAAGTGGCAACAGCTTTCGGACGATGAAGTTGCCAACGCCCTTGCATTGGCAAATGAAGCCCTTGCACTTGCAAAGGACAAGAACCGAATCTTCACCACGACCCCTTACCCACCTTATGAAGTGGGCGATTTGTGGGTTCAGGGTGGCACGGGCGAAATTATGCGTTGCAAGACCGCACGTGCATCGGGTTCGTACACTTCAAGCGATTGGGAAAAGGCTTCAAAGTACACCGATGATTCGGGATTGAATAACTTTATCAACGGCGTTTATACAACCGACAAGACCGACATTTTGACGCAAATTGACGGAAAGATTGAAACGTGGTTTCAAACGACCGACCCGGCGACCGCGTGGACAACAACCGCGTTGAAGAAAAAACACGTGGGCGATATGTGGTATCACACCACGAACAAAGAATTGAAGTATTACACAAGTTCTTATGCGTGGACAAAGGTTGAAGATGCCAAAGCGATTGCAGCTTATGAAGCGGCAAGCCAAGCACAGGACACCGCCGATGGGAAAAGACGTGTGTTTGTGGCAACGCCGACAACCCCTTACGACATTGGCGATTTGTGGGTTGATGGAAAGGAGTTGCGCCGATGTATCACCAAGAAAACATCTTCACAGTCTTACAATGTGAACGATTGGGTTATTGCCGTGTATTACGACAACACGCAAACGACCATTGATGGCGGAATTGTAACGTCCGGCACAATTCAGGTTGCGGGCGACAACAAAAGCATCTTGGCGGGTATCACGGGCAATGGAACGGCAACAACATCGGTTCGCTTTTGGGCGGGTGCATCATTTGAGAATCGAGCAAGCGCACCTTTCCGTGTGCTTCAAGATGGTTCGGTGGTAATGACAAAAGCAACCGTCGAGGGTGTTATCAATGCCGTTTCGGGTCTTATTGGTGGATTTGAGATTGCGCCGGGTCGAATTGGTGTTGCCGAAACAATCGGTGGTTCGGGTTATGATGGACTTTCGATTTTGTCAAGTTTCATCAAGTATTCACAAACATTTACCAACAAAAGCATTTGGGCGGGTATTGGAACAAATGTGTTCCCGGCTTCACTTGGTTATCCTTGTTTGGCGCGTTTTGAATACGAAGATGGTTATACATACGGACAAAATGCGATTGCATTGTATGCACGTTGCCGCCCAAATTACAAGCACCCTTGGTACACTCAAAAGGCAATTCACTATGATGGCAACCTTTTCGGTATCGGCGGCAAGGCGATGTTTGAAGATGGTTACATTGGGCAAGCATATTCGGACATATTGGAATCATATATTGGAGTATGCCACAATTACCACTTCAATGCTTGCACAACGTCTTATCTTGCGGTTCGATTGCCAACAAAAACGCAAATTGACAGCGAAACGGGAAGCCGTGAAGTGATGTTTGACTTGACAATTGTTTGCGACCGAGCAATGCCAAACAAAATCAACCTTGCATCAAGAACCGGGGCGCAAATATATGGCTACAATGGACAAACCATTTCATCGTATGATATGGCAAAAGGCGATGTGTTGCGCTTGCGTTACTACAATGGTGGTTATCACGTATTGGAATATCATTCATAAAAACAAATGATTATGGAATTAGCAAAGATATTATCGGACGGAACAATTGATTTAAGACGTTGCGACCCAAAGATTGGGTCAATAGTTACAGAGTTGAGAAATGCCGGGTTTCTTGACTTTGTACCAAGTGAACAACCCCAATGCGATGCCGGGTATATTGCAAAGGACACGTTCACAATCGTTGATGGCAAGGTGGTTCAGTCTTGGGAAACCAAGATTGACCCCGAAACCATCGAAACACAAATTGACGAATTGAAACAACAGCTTTCGGAATCCGATTACAAGGTTACGAAGTGTTATGAATGTTCGTTGGTGGGTGAGCCTTTGCCGTATGACATTGAAGCATTGCACACCGAAAGGCAGTCAATCCGGGACAAAATAAATGAGTTGGAAGCCTTGTTGGTGTAAGTTATGCTAAACTTATCCACTTTGTGTTATAGTAAAACATTAAGATTGTAATTTTGCAGAAAATTTATATCAACTATGAATGAAACAAGGTCGGGCGAACACGTTTCCGCCCAAATTGGAAAGATGGGAGTTATTGGCGATTTGTCCAATGGCAACTTTGCCTTGGCTGATGGTCAGTGCTTCAACATCAAGAATGACGGCACACAGCCCGTGAAACTATCGGTGCAGCTTGCCGGAATGGAAGATGGGGATTTCATCGAAACACAGTTTGATTGTGGTTGGAATCCTGAAATTGTAAAGACGGTGAAACAAACTTCATTGTCAGGTACTAACTTAAAATGGGGCTATTGATATGGGCTTGATTATCGGAGTAGGTGGCGCAAAGCCCACCTTTGCGTATGATTATTATTACGGCATTGAATGGGATTCGACCGTGAGCAATCCCAAGCCGACACGAATTGGCAAGATGGAGTTGCACCAATCTTTGCCCGTTCAATCTTTGATGCGCCGTTGTCTTTTGACTGATGATGGTGCAGTGAATTACTATCTTCACGCCAACGATTCGACCAAGCGCGACAATGGCGCGGCGGCAAACCTTACGGGTGCAGATGGACAATATATGGTTGAAATGCCGGACACTTATGTTCGTTTTGAAACGGACGGCACAAAGAACCGTGCATTGATTTCGACACAGGCGTTGCCCGGTTTCCACCTTTGGCGTAAGGACTACATTTCAGCCGTTGAAGCGACCGTTCAGCGTTCAACAACCAAGTTGGCGGCGGTTGTAAGCACCGATGCAGATTATCGAGGTGGCAACAACGATGCGACACGTGATGGCACATATCGCACAATGCTTGGTATGCCCGCAACGTCCATTTCATTAACCAATTTCCGTGCATACGCACGAAAGAGAGGTTCAACCGAATGGAATTGCAACGTGTACCAAACACACCGCAAGATGTGGTGGTTGTACGCCATTGAATATGCGAATTTCAATTGCCAAGACACGTTCAACGCGGCATTGACCGAAGATGGTTACAGGCAAGGCGGATTGGGCGCGGGTGTTACGACCTTGGACGGCACGAAGTGGTCGAATTTCAACGGTTACAACCCGGTGATTCCTTGCGGAACAACAAACAGCCTTGGCAACCATTCGGGCGTTGTTGATTACACGATGCCGACCGAATACGACACAACCACAAAGGTTGTCGGCGTTCCATCGTATCGAGGTGTTGAAAACCCATTCGGTCATATATGGAAGTGGACGGACGGTTGCAAGTGCTTGATTCAGTCGGAAGCAAGCGGCGGTTTATCCGAATTTTACGTTTGTGATGAACCCGCGAACTTCACAAGTTCAGGTGTTGCCAATTATCAATTGCGCGGTGTATTGCCAAGAAAAGGGGGATATGTAAAAGCCTTGATTCTTGGTGAAGATGGCGAGATTATGCCGCTTGAAGTCGGCGCGGGTTCAACCACCTATTTTTGCGATTACTTTTACACAAGTATTCCCGAAAGTGGCGTAAGTGAACGTGGCGTATTGTTCGGCTGTTATGCGCATTATGGTGCGTATGCAGGGTTCGTGTCTGCGTATACGTATTATACGGCGACGTCTACGTCTGCGACTATCGGTTCTCGGCTTTGCTTTTTCCCGCAAATCGAAGCGGCGTGAAACGCCAAATCGAACCACAACAATTGAATGATGGAAATTTGATGATTGAATGAAAAATTAAATAAGGTTGTCCGATGTCGTGGCGTTTTGTTCAGCGGTAATGCGAATAATGGTGCGAATGCAGGGTTCGTGTATGCGAATACGAATAATACGGCGACGAATACGAATGCGAATATCGGTTCTCAGCTATGCTTGTAAAAATATAGTTGCATATCGGAAACCTTGCCACAAAAACAGCCCAACCGGGGTTGAATGAGTTGGAACAATCCAACGGCAAAAAATAAAATGAGTAAAACGGTTTTGGTAGGGGTAACACCCGAAGAATCCTAATATACAAGCAAACTTGTGTTATAGTAATACAATGAAGCGAATTGGAAACATATTTGACGAAGTGATTTCGCTTGAAAACTTACGTCTTGCCGATGAAAAGGCAAGGAAAGGCAAGTTGAAGTCGTATGGTGTCAGGGTTCACGACAAGAACCGTGAAGCCAATTTGCTTGCTTTGCACGAAAGTTTGAAAAACGGTACATTCAAAACATCAAAATATCACATCTTCACCATTTACGAACCAAAAGAACGTCTTATTTATCGGTTGCCGTATTACCCCGACCGTATATTGCACCACGCAATTATGAATGTTCTTGAACCCATTTGGGTTTCCGTGTTCAACAAGAACACATATTCTTGCATCAAGAATCGTGGAATCCACAAATGCGCCAAGGACGTGAAACAGGCGTTGAAGCAAGACCCGGACGGCACACGGTATTGCCTGAAAATAGATGTTCGCAAGTTTTACCCGTCAATCAACCACGAAATCTTGAAAAAGGTTGTGCGGCGGAAAATAAAAGATGGTCGCCTTTTGGCATTGCTTGACGAAATCATTGATTCAACCGATGGCGTGCCAATTGGCAACTATCTTTCCCAATACTTTGCAAACCTTTTCTTGGCATATTTCGACCATTGGTTGAAAGAAGAAAAGCGGGTGAAGTATTATTGGCGTTATGCCGATGATATTGTGATTCTTGCACCGAACAAGGAGTTTTTGCACAACTTATTGCACGAAATCCGTGCATATTTACGCGACAACCTGAAATTGGCGGTCAAACGTAATTACCAAGTGTTCCCCGTTGATTCAAGGGGCATTGACTTCTTGGGTTATGTGTTTTATCATTCCCACACCCTTTTGCGAAAGGCAATCAAACAAAAACTTTGTCGCCGGGTGGCAAAGCTGAACAAACGCAAGATTGCCCCAACGAAAGAATACTACAAACAACAAATTTGCAGTTGGTGGGGGTGGTGCAAGTATTGTGATTCAATCAATTTAGTGAACAAACTTTCAAAACAATTTCCGTATGAAATTAAATTCAATCGAAGCAAACGCCCATTATGATATGGCGCACGGTATGCCCGCCGTCTTGGAAAGAGATAATGACGGGTCGCACTTGTATCGTTTCAACATCGAAGTTGAAATGGGCATTCCTGATGGTCAGGAAAAAGAAGTTCAAATTGGTTGGAAGTGTTGCGAGGTTCGCACATTCAACAAGCCGACCAAGGCGAATTTGAAGAAAGTAATTATCCGTTCAGTCCTTGACGAAACGGCAGAATTTGACCTTGTAAATTCATACAACAAGCACGTCTTGGGCGTTGCCGTTGATGAAAACGCGGTTGCCGCATACAAGGAATACTTGCAGTTTACCGAGGATTTGGACGTGATGTTGGTAAACACATTGTCGAACTAAACATTAAACCGAATACCGATGGCAAAATTTTGTGAACTTGGGATTGAATCGGACGTGGTAATTGGCAAGGGAATCGAGATTGAAGAATTGTTCGGTCGCCGAATCCTGATTGAAAAGACAATCATTCAGCCAACAAAATATCCGGGAAAGAATGCGTCCGGCTTACGAATGCAAATGCAAGTTGTGCTTGCCACGTTCAACGAATCACCCGACAAAGACGGTGATTATTACACAAAGAACCCCGATGGCACACCCGTTGGGGAAAGACGTTCTTGTTTTACCGGGTCGGACATTTTGATTTCAGCCATTCAAAAGGCGGAAAACAACTTGCCCGCAATCAACAAGAAACGAAGTGAAAATGGCTTGCCCTTGTTGTCTTTGTACCCAATGGACACAACCATTGTCAAGGTCGGAAAATGTTTTCAATTTACTTAAAATGATGGAATATATCCCGGCTATCATTACGGCAATCGGCGTGATTATCACAGCTTGGTTTGCGTACAACCAAAAGACCAAAGACAAAATGACGGACTTGAAGATTGAGCAAATCCGAGCCGAAACAGCCGAAAAGAAGAAAAGACGTGCCGACAATTCGGCAATCGTTCACGGCGAATTATGGGAAGCATTGCACGAATTGCACGCCGACCGTGTTTATATCGTGCAGCCACACCCACTTGGCAACGAATCAATGGTAAGCATTTATTTTGAATCGAAGCGAAAGGGCGTGGAATCAATGAAACCCAAGGTTCAAAACCTCAAAATGTGTGAGTGTGCCGCCTTTTGTGCAGATATGGCGAAAAACCTTTATATGTTCTTCGATGATATAGATGCACAGGTAAAAGACCGATACGCAAAATCGCTTCTTTCAGCTTGCGGAACAAGCAAGGTTGCAATCAAGCGGTTAAGCGACAACACCCACGATTGGGTGGGGTCTATCTTCTGCGAGTTCACCCACAATGTCGAGGTGAACGAAGATGAAGTTCGCGCGACACTTCACGAAGTGGCGATGAATGTTCAATATCTTTTGCCCGAATATAAAGAATAATGTATTATGGCAAAGGTTGAAATTTTATTGCCGTTCATCTTGAAGTGGGAGGGCGGATTTGTGAACGACCCGGCAGACGCGGGCGGTGCGACCAATAAGGGCGTTACCATTGCAACGTGGCGAAATGTTGGATATGACAAGGACGGCGACGGTGATATTGATGTGCAAGACTTGAAGTTGCTATCGGAAACGGACGTGATGAATCGAGTATTGAAACCGCATTATTGGAATCGTTGGAAAGCCGACCACATACATTCACAAAAGATTGCAAACATCTTGGTTGATTGGGTGTGGGGTTCAGGTAAACACGGCATTGTCATTCCACAAAAAATGCTTGGCGTTGAGCCGGACGGCATTGTTGGCAACAAAACATTGTCGGCGGTGAACTTTGCAGACCCGGACGAACTGTTTGAAGCCCTTTTCGATGCACGTGTTGAGTTCCTGAATGACATTGTGAACAACAGTATTGCAAAGTTTGAAAGGAAAATTGGACGTAAGGCAACCGAAAAAGAGTTGTTGAAGCACACGAACAAACGATTCTTGAAAGGTTGGTTGAATCGCTTAAATTCAATTCGTACATTATGAAGTTGCAGTTGAAGCGAAGATTCTTTGGCGAAACGTACACCATCGGAACATTGTTCATTGATGGTGTGCGCTTCTGCGATACCTTGGAAGATGCCAACCACGATAAGAACCACAACGGACAATTCGACAATGGCGAAACAAAGGTGAAGCACCACACGGCGATTCCCTTTGGAACATACAACATCATTGTCAATCGTTCGCCAAGGTTCAAACGTGATTTGCCAAGGCTTCTTGACGTGCCGAATTTCGATGGTGTGTTGATTCATCGTGGAAACACAAACGCCGACACGTCCGGGTGCATCTTGCTTGGCGAAAACAAGGTCAAAGGTAAGGTGATAAATTCAACACCTTACGAAATCGAGTTGGTAAAGCGGTGTAAAGCCGCATTGTCGAACAATGAACAAATAACAATTGAAGTGATATGAAAAAGATAATCACATTCATTGCCTTGCTTGTTATGCTTGCTTCTTGTGGAGCAACCAAAAAGGCAATCAAGACGACCGAAACGCAACTTGACAGCTTGACAGTTGCAAAGGTGGTAAGCGAACAAACCGAAAAGGTGGTGGACACAACCCGGACGGAACACGGAAAGGTTACAATCACCGAAATTGAGTTTTTCCCACCAACTGAAATCGAGCAACCACAGCCCGAACCCGACAAGCCCAAGAAAAAGGACAAACCCAAGGATTCGGACAACAAGGTTGCAGACGAACCGAAGAAAACACAGCCACCAACAACGGCAAGTGTTGATTTGTCAAATGTCGGAAAGGTTCAAGGGGCGGTCAAGTCGATAAAACAAACGGTGATTGAATCCGATGTTGAAGAAAAGGGCGAAAGCAAGGAATCAAGCGAAAGCAACGAAACCGAAAGTGCCGCCACCGTAACCAAGGCAACGGAAAGCACCGACAAGCAGCAAGAACCAACCCCCGACCCTTACCGTTGGCGTTATATATTTTTCATTGCCTTGTTGGGTGTCGCCGTTTTGTTATACCTGAAAAGAACACCGATTGTCAATTGGATAAGAAAGATTCTTTCGGGAATCTTGAAGATATTATAATAAAAGGTGTATCTTTGCACCACATTGTTGCGAAAGCCCCGGAGTTGCACCGGGGAACAATGTCGAAGCCCGGTTTCTTGCCGGGCTTCATTGTTGTACACGAACCCCCTTTTCTTGCAAAGTGTGGCAAAAAAACGTATGATTTTGGGGTGAAAAATATGTATTAAAAGAAAAATCGGTTGAATATCAATGTTTTAAGTGTGGCAAAAACAAGAAAAGCCGAAAAAAGAAAAACGCCCAAAATCGTGTTGAAATTGGGCGTTTCGTGTACATTTTCGTGTACTTAATTTGCAATTCCTTGATTTTCAAGGTTTATTGCGGAGAGAGAGGGATTCGAACCCCCGGAAGCTCTCACTTCAACGGTTTTCAAGACCGCCGCAATCGACCACTCTGCCATCTCTCCAGACGACCTCTATCATTGCTGATTTGAGTTGTTGTC